GGATCAAACACCTTAACATTCTACACCCCTTTCGTAACCAGCTCTCAAACATGTCTATATTATAGAAGTGAATCGAATCAAGTAATATTTAACTCAGAATTAGCATACTATTATACTAATGGAATTACCTATCAATCAACATCTGATACTGCTTGGACAGCTTCTATATTAGATCCAGTTATACTTCCATTTACATTAAATGTAGGAGATAGAATATCTTTTTATGATTCCTCTTCTAGGCTTGCTTGGGATGAAAGATTTGAATATACAATAAAAAATGTTACATTTACAGGATCAGGTATTAGCGGATCAAGAATATATACTGAATTAGATAGGCCTGTAAACCTAGCGCTATTTAACTCATCATCTATTATTCCTATAGATAGTTTTTCTGGTGCACCATGGAGATCTTGCAGATACATAGTTTGGAAACATGTGCCAGATGAAACTAATGTTATGCTTAGATATAATCCCAAAGATTCTAGCATTGTTGAAAATGGAATACTGTTTCCCCAATACATAGATCCTTTAGTAAGAGAGAACTCAGGTAATGTAATAAAGGCTCTCAAACAACAAAATATTATAGATCCTGATACAAACACTATAATTTTCCAATAAAGTAAAGAAAACTAAAATCGAATATATTTATTTAAAAGCTCAAATTATATGTCATATTTAAGTAATACATCAGTAGTAGTAGATGCTATCCTCACTAAAAAAGGAAGAGAACTCCTAGCCAGAAATGATGGCTCATTTAGAATCACGCAATTCTCTCTATCTGATGATGAGATTGATTATACACTTTATAATCCAAACCACCCATCTGGATCTGCCTTCTATGGTGAAGCTATTGAAGCAATGCCTATACTTCAAGCGTATCCTAATGATATAGAAATTATGAAGTATAAGTTGATTACACTTCCTAGGGGTACGGCAAAGATTCCTGTATTAGATCTTGGATATACTGCTATAACCTTAAAGCAAGGAGCGTCACTTTCTATTACTCCACAAACTCTTAATTATCTTGGAGCTACATCTACATTTGAACAATCCGGATATGTAGCCACCATTGGAGATGTTAGAACTGTAAGTTCTTTCAATGGAGTTGGAATTAATACACCAGAAGCTACTAGTTTAAATTCAACTACGACTATAGGAACAAATGTAAGTAAAACTGTAATTGGAACATCTATCAACATTACAGCCACTACAGTTAATACCTTATTTGGTTCTAACTCGTCTTTATTCACAACTTTAATTGTTGTAGGTCGTGATTCTGGTGCAAGGATTAGCATTCCTGTAACAATTGTAAAAGTAAACTAATAATAAATTAAGATATGTCATTCACAAGACTAGATCCAACAGATTTTGTAGTATCGGCTGATTCAGTGGTAGCTCCGGCTTGGAGCAATAACGCAACTATACTTAACTCTTTCTTTACAGCATCGGCTAGTACAACAGGTAGTTTTTATATAGACGTGTATAATGCTTCAGTAGCATCTAATACATCATCTATTCAATTCTCTATAGCGTACGGACAATTAACAGGATTAGGATCTTCACCATTAAATAGTTTGGTTCCTAGCAATACTCCTAGTAGAATTACGTTTGGTCAATATAGAAATCTTATTTATGGTGATGCAGAATCTGCCGTAAATTTTGGCACAGGAAATACCTCATCTATAGATCTTATTGCTATTCCTATAGATAGAAACAGATATAAAGAAAGTCTTTTCCCAGGAACCTTTAATCTACAACTCTCAGGATCTGGAGGTAGCCTTATAAAGTTAACGGACGATTCTAATGATGTTACTACTATAACATATGTTGATGGCGGTAGAGTATTTAATATAGTTTCTGGATCTAATGGATCTGCTGCTAGCAGTCCATTATTAAGTGGAGCTACAGCTAAAGGATACACAGCTTCTGGAAGTTACGGATTATTTCTTCCTGATATGGGATTAATAGTTCTTAATCCTAAAGCATTATCACTTTCAGCAGCAGGCGGCGGAGTTGGACTCTCTTTAAGTACCGCATTAACTGTAGGTGCATCGTCTATAAACCATGATGCTATATTTCAAATTATTAATAAGGGAGCAAGTTTTCAATTAAACTCGCAAGAAACAGTATCATCAGATTATATATTTGTTAGAATAAAAAATGCTGAGTATAATTACACTACTAACCCGTCATTTATAACAGGCTCTGGTACTTTAGTATTTTCTAACTTTATTAATAGTCCACAAACCTTTCCAACAACTGTAGGAATGTATAATGACAATAATGAATTGTTAGCCGTTGCAAAACTTTCTAAACCTCTCACTAAAGACTTTACTAAAGAAGCTTTAATCAGGGTTAAATTAGATTTTTAGAAAAGCTACTATAATAGTCTATAAATGGGATTGTCAAAAAATACACTGGATAGATCAGATATTTCTACTAATCCTATTAAACTTAAATACTCTGCAACATATCTGAGTTCTTCTGCATATGACGCGGGTATTACACTTAATAGGGGTGTAAATACAACCTATAATAGTAGTTCTATTGAATTCCTTAACTATGCTTTAGTAAGACAATTATATTATCAAGAATATATTACAGGATCATTATTAAATTCAGCTAATTATTGGGATTCTTCTTTACAATCTACTGCTGCAGAAGGAACATTTGATAATGATTATAGATATTTTCCAACAGAATCAAGTGCTATAGTAACTATACTTGCAATGCCAAGATCTGTATTTGGTGAAAATATAGGAAGAAAAAGTTTAGTAATATCAGGAAGCACATATAGATTAGTTGATGATGGTAATGGTAATGTAGTAGATACATTCTATAATCAAAATAATCATGTAGGAAATGTGCTATACTCTCAAGGAGTTGTCATTATTACAGATGTAGAATATCAAAATGTAATGATTCCTATACCAGTAACTACAACTAGTACAACTACTACAACTACTACAGAGGTACCGACTACTACGACAACTAGTACAACAACAACGGCACCTCCAACTACTACGACAACTAGTACAACGTCAACAACTAGTACAACATCGACTACTAGCACAACTAGCACAACAACAACAGAGCCTCCGACTACTACAACTACTAGTACAACTAGTACAACAACAACAGAGCCACCAACTACTACAACTACAACAACTAGTACTACTACGTCTACGACTACAGTAAATACTTATGTAGCTATTTACGCTAAAGACATTGGTACAGGAGGTAATGCAACACCAACATTACAATACACAGTTAACGGAGGATCACCAATATCACTTGGTAATGTTGCAACAAGTAGCTGTACGAATTTATTCCAAATCAATGGATTGTCTAATGGTGATGCTCTAGTATTTAGTTTCACTCAAGTATACTCTATGGAAGGCGCATCAGGAGCTGGAGTATGCCCATCTACAACTAGTACCACTTTCTATAATTACAGCGTAAACACTGGAGCAAATACGATAAGTATTACTGTTGATAGAGATATCGTTCCATAAAAAAATTAAAATTGTTATGAAAAATCTACGTTATGTATGTGCTCAACCAAGGCTAGTTTACTATGCTTGGCAAGTTGAAGTTATGATCAATAACTTTATTAAGCACGGAATCAATCCAAATAATATTGACATTCTAGTTGCTTGGAATCCAAACGATGATACTAGTAAACCTGAAACTATAGAAATGTGGAATAAATTAGCCACTCACTATAACATGGTTAGATTCTTTTTTTACGAAGATACTAGAGAAAAGCCAATTAATTATATATCGTCTATTAGACCGAACATAATTAAACAACACTTTAGAAAATACCCAGAGCTTCAGTATGAAGCGATATTTTATCATGATTGCGATATAGTTTTTACTAAAAAACCAGATTTTAATAAGTTTCTAGATGATGATATATGGTATCTAAGCGATACTAATAGCTATATTAACTATGACTACATAATGTCAAAAGGTCAAGATGTTTACGATAAGATGTGTGAAATAGTAAAGATGCCTAAGATGATCCCTAAGCTCCTAAACGACCACTCAGGTGGAGCTCAGTATATAATTAAAAATATAGATTGGACTTATTGGGATAAGGTAGAAAGAGACTGTGAGAAGTTATTCTATGAAATTACACAACTAAATATTGAAAAGAAGACTGCAGATCCTTCTCACCATGAATTACAAATATGGTGTGCAGATATGTGGGCTGTACTTTGGAATGGGTGGATAAAAGGATTCGAAACTTTAGTAGTAAAAGAAATGGATTTTTGTTGGGGAACAGACTCTCCAAAGCGTTGGGAAGAAGTAACTATATATCATAATGCAGGAGTGACTTGTGCATGTGGAGGAAAGTTTTATAAAGCAAATTATAGAGATAGCTTACCATATAATTTAAGTCTTAGAACTAAAGATGATAATTGCAGTCATTTATATTATCAAGAAATAAAAGAAGTTGAAGTAAAATCATGTCTAATATAGGAATAGCTATACTTGCTACAAATGCTTATTTTGTTTTAGGAGTTCGTTTTATAAAGAAGTTTATTCATCATTATAAGGGAGACAAACAAATAGTATTTTATTTTTTTTCTGACACAGATCCTAGTCCATTTATATCAGATAATATAGATGTAAGATTTTTTAAAACTAACCATGATAATTGGGTTGAAGGCACTAATGATAAATTTAATAGTATAATAAATTTAAATAGTTGTAATAGTGATTATCTATATTATTTTGATGCAGATACAAACGTATCAAGAGATTTTACAGAAGATTGGTTTTTGGGAGATCTTGTAGGAGGGGAACATTTTGGTAATAGAACTTGGTTAAAAGACGGTGCGGGATTTGATAGAAATTCAATATCAAAAGCGTGCGTTCCTATTGATAGTCAATTGCCATATACTTATCACTACGGTGCTTTTTTTGGAGGTAAAAAAGAATTAGTTATAGATTTTTGTAAGACTTTAATAGAATGGCAAGTAGAAGATAAAAAAATTCCTTATGAACCAGGATGTAATGATGAGAGTTATATAAATAAGTACTTTCATTTTAATCCTCCTTATACTGTACCATGCGAAAAATTTATGTTTGATATTAGTGATAAAGGAGGGATTGGAGAAACTAGAAATCCTAATTTAGAAATAGAGAAATATAAAATAGAAATGCTAGCAAATAAAGATTCTATATTTGATATAAGAGGAGGAATTTTATGCTGGTAAATTTTAAAAATATTCCTTTTTACTATTTAAATTTTGAGGGATATACTGATAGGAAGGTTAGCATGGAAAAATTACTATCGTCTCTCAATATAAATAATTTAAGAATCTCAAACTCTTACCAATCAAATTTGAGGCAAGATAGGATTGCTTTTGGTGTAACTAAGCTTTTAAATACAGCAATAGAAATAGGAAAGTATCCTTTTATAATGATGGATGATGATATACAATTAATAAAAGAATTACCTGAATCAATATCCATTCCAGATACTGAAAGTCTTATATTATTAGGAGGGAGTTTATATGAAACTGGAGGTTACAAACCTAACATGTATTTAGAAGAGTATAATAAAGAGTACTATAGAATTTATTATATGCTATCTATGCATACTATGGTTGTACCTAGTCCTAATACTGCAAATTTTTTATTAGAGTCTATAGAGCAATCATTTAATACCCATCAATTTTTAGATGTCGATTTAGCATTAAAATCTAAAGAAAGACTGTATCTAACTCCAAAAAGTGGTCCATATTTTTATCAAGATAATTATAATGAGCCTGTCACAAGATTCTTATGGGAAGATGTTAAGGATTCTTACATAGGTAAATATTTATAATATATGCCAATAGCTTATTCTCCATATACGATGTCTCTAAATGCAGAGACTACTATTTATCAAAATGAAGTAAGGTGTCGTGTAAATGAAAATGATTTTAATTATACATTGAATCCAAGTGCAAATAAAGCAGGAACTTCAGGTTCTTATATAGATGCTGTAACAGGATCAGACTTTCATCCCTATGCTACTACTGTAGGATTATATAATGATAAAGATGAATTATTAGTAGTAGGAAAACTTTCAACTCCGTATCCAGTACCTGAAAATACAGATATGACGTTTGTAGTAAGGTGGGATAGTTAAAAAATAAATTATGAATAAATGGTTATATTTCGATCCTCTAGGAGTTACTAGAGAGTTTAATAGCGTAGAAGATTTTCCTCCACAAGCTGTAGGGTTTATATATAAGGTCACCAATATTGCCACCAGCAAATTCTATATAGGTAGAAAGGTTCTATATAACAATACTAGTAAAACATTAACCAAGAAGGAGATCGCGGAATGGGACAAACCTGGGCGCGTACCACGCAAACGAAAGATAGTTAAAGAGTCTGATTGGCTGTCTTACCATGGAAGTAATAAGCTTTTGAATCTAGAAAGGAAGGAATT